AGTTTACAGAACATTGGGCTATTATATTTGCCCTGCATTAACTAAGTTTAATTCACAAGGAGATGAAGATAGATTTCAACAAATGGGTTCTTATTACCGAACTATGTATGAAGATGAATTTGCAGATATTTTAAGAGATGGTGTAGAGTATGACGCTAATGATGACAGTACAATTACTGACGCTGAAAAAGTTGCAGTACATTCTATGCGATTGGTAAGATAGTGGTAACAGTTAATATGAGAATAGAAGTATCTGCGGTCAAAGGTGCATTAGATAAGATTAAAAGAAAGATTCCAAGTGCTAGTGCTAAAGGTATTGCTAGAGCAGGTATATTTATTGAAAACGCTATTAAAGATAGAACTAGACAAGGCACAAGTGTTAATGGTGGTGGCTTTAAAAAATACTCTAAAGGCTATGCTAAAGTTAGAGCTAAACGAGGTGCAACATTAACACCTAATTTATTCTTTACTGGTCAGATGTTAGGCAATATGACTTTTAAAAAACTATCATCAACTAAAGGACAGGTATTCTTTCCTAATAGAACACAGAATATAAAAGCATTTTTTAACGATCAATCAAGACCATTCTTTAGTGTTAATAGACAAGAAGAAGATAAAGCAGTAGATATATTTAGAAAAACATTTGAACGAGAATTGAGAATATGAGTGAACGAGAAGATATTGCGGCTCACATTGTTACAACCTTATCTGCGGTTAGCAGTCCGATAACATTCGGCAAGGTAACAAGAGAGCCTTTTGAATTAGATGAATTGAGCCAACAACAGTTTCCTGCGGTTTATATACAAACTGCTGATGAAACTAGAGAAGATGTTTCTATTAAGAATAGTGGCATTACTCGCACAGGCACGATTGATTTTAGAATATTTGGTTTTGTTACTACAGCTAGTACAACAACAAGTAATATAGATACTAAACGCAATGAGTTAGTAACTACAGTTGAAACAGCTTTAGATAGTGATAGAACTAGATCAGCTAACGCATTGGATACCCAATTAGTTAGCGTAGAAACAGACGAGGGAAGTATATTTCCTTATGGTGGTATAATTATGACTGTAAGGTGCTTCTATAAATTCACACAAGGAACACCATAAATGAGTGATAAAGTTTATTTAATTAAGAATGGATTGACTGTATTAACGGATAATCCAAACAAATTTTTAGAAGATGGTTGGAAGCATAAGCACAACAATCCTGAAGCTAAAAAACCAACAGGGAGAAAATATGGCAAAAAAAATAAAACTCCAAAATAAAGACGGAGATATTATTGAGGTTTGGGATAACCAAGTAGATGAGTATGCACAGCAAGGTTGGCTTACTGAATCTGCAAAACCCAAAAAAAAATCAACTAAAATAACAGAAGAACAAGGAGAATAAAATGGCAGTACATACAGGCTCAGCAGGAGTTATAAAAATTGGCTCTAACACAGTAGCAGAAGTAACAGGCTTTACGCTAGAAACAACAGCAGATGTAATTGAATCAACTCAATTATCTGATACAAATAAAACATACGAAACGAGTAGAAAAAGTGGCTCAGTAACAGTTGAATGTATGTGGGACGAAACTGACTCTAATGGACAGATAGTTCTACAAGAAGCAACAGGTGTAACTTTACTACTTTACCCTGAGGGTTCAGATAGTGGAGATTTCTATTATTCTGTTCCTGCAATCGTAACAGGTAACTCAGTTGCAGTAACTATGGACGATATAATTAGACTATCAATTTCTTGTCAAATAAATGGTGCTATAACTAGAGCAACAGTATAATTTGACAATTAATACTAATTAGGATAAAAAATACATATGTCAGCTATTGATAAGATTAAAGATCATTTTAATACTTTAAGTACAGGCGAAAGCAAATACTTTGAGGATTGGGATTTAACAATTTATAAAGAGCCTTTAACATTAGAAAAAAAAGGTAGATTGTTAAAGAAAATGGAAGCCGATACTATCACAGGGTTGGCATATGTATTAATTGAATTAGCGTTAGATGAGCAAGGTAAAAATTTATTTAACTTGGAACACAAACAACATCTAATGAAAAGAGCAGACCCCGACTTAGTTGCAGAACTTGCGACTTGGTTAATGCTCACACCTACAAAAGAAGATATTAAAAAAAAATAGCTAACGACTTAGACTATTTCGTAATAGTCCAATTAGCCGATTACTTAAAAATTCCTATACACCAAGTAGAAAAATTCACAGTTGATGAGTTTATGACTTGGATTGTGTTCTTAGAAGATAAGAACAAAAGAGAACAGCAACAAATTAATATGGCAAAAGCCAAATCTAGGAGATAGATGTCAAAAAAAGTTAAAATAGATATAGTCGCACAGGATAAAACCAAAGGAGCTATTAATTCTTCAAAAAAAGGTCTTGATGGTTTAAAAAAATCAGTCTTTAATTTGCGTAATGCTTTCGTAGGTTTAGGTGCAGGTATATTAGTTAAGAATTTAGTAAACACAGGTAAAGAAGTTGAAAGTCTAAAAGTACGATTCAAATTTTTATTTGGCTCTGCCAAAGAGGGTGCATTAGCATTTGACAACTTAGCAAAATTTGCAGGTAAAGTTCCATTTAGCTTAGAAGATATTGCTTCCGCTTCAGGTAATCTTGCAGTTGTATCAAAAGATGCTGATGATTTATCTCGTATATTAGAAATCACTGGTAATGTTGCCGCAGTAACAGGATTAGATTTTCAAACTACTGCTAGTCAAATTCAAAGAGCATTTAGTGGTGGTATAGCTTCTGCAGATATATTTAGAGAAAAAGGTGTTAGAAGTTTATTAGGATTTAAAGCAGGTGCTAAAGTATCTATTGAAGATACTGTAAAAGCATTTGAAGATGTGTTTGCAGGTAATGGTAGATTTGCTATGGCTACTGACGCATTAGCAGAAACATTTGAAGGTACTGTTTCAATGTTAGGTGATAAATTATTCACCTTTAAAAACCAAGTTAATGAAACTTTTTTTGAAGAGTTAAAAAAATCATTTGGAAGTTTAAACAAATTTTTTGCAGAAAATGAAAGACAAACAGAAAAAATAGCACAAGCAATAGGTAAGCGTTTAGCAGGTGCAGTAAGATTTACAGTTGATGCAGTAGTTATACTAAAAGATAATTTTAGTTTACTAAAAGGTGTTTTGGCAGGAATTATAGCTTTAAAAGTAGCTATGATGTTTGGTGCAATAGCTGAATCAATAATTAAAATGAGAGCCGCTATGTTGTTATTCAATACAGCAACTAAAGCTAATATTATTTTTGGTGGAATAGCAGTTTTCACAGGGTTAGTTGTTGGTTTAAATGCTAGATTAAATGAAACTAAATTAACATTAGAGGGTTTGGCTGGCGTAAAAGCAATTGACCTAAAATCACAAATTACAGAAGCAGAAAAAGAACTAGAAAGACTGCAAGAAAAATTAGAAAATACAACTGGACAAAGCAAAAGAGGTGCAAAAAAAGGTGTTACTCGTCAATTAGAACTTATTGCAACTCTTAATGAAGCACTTATACTTGAAAAGGCAAGAACTGATGAATTAGCTCTACAGGCTATGGAAACTGCTAGGATAAATTCTTTAACTTCTAAAAGACCTGAAAGAAAAGAAATAACTGCAACTAAAGGTTTAGAGAGTATTATAAAAGCTAATAAAGATGAATTAGACTTATTAATTGAAAAAAATATTCAAGAGAAAGAATTAGTTGATGAGCAGTTAGCTAAATTAAATGAAGCTAAAGCAAATGCAATGTTAGGTCGTGGTAGAGAATTATCAGAAGAAGAACTAAAATTATTAGCTGAATTAAATTTAACAAAAATCTTAATGCACGAAAATTTTGAAGCAGATGTTACAGCTATTACTAAAGCAGAAATTGATAAGCGTAAAGCATTTGAACAACAAAATTTAAACCATTTTAAAGCAGGAAAATTTCAAGAAATAGATATTGCAGGAATGACTGAAAAAGAAAAAGGTAAGTTCGTTAAAGATGGTGCAAGAGCTACTTTACAAGAAGCCGCTAAAATGAATAAGCAAATGTTTAGATTAAATCAAGCAGTAAATATCGGTGAAGCTATAATGAACACTAGTGCAGGTGTTACTAAAGCCTTGGCTCAAGGTGGAATGTTTGGTATTCCTATGGCAATAGCAATAGGTGCGATGGGTGCTGTTCAAATTGCGGCAATAGCTTCACAACAACCACCTGCACAGTTTGGTGGCTCAAGATTACCTAACAGTCCATTTTTAGTTGGGGAGAAGGGTCCTGAGTTATTTACACCATCTACTGCAGGAACAGTCACACCCAATCATCAACTTGGTGGTGGGGGTGCAACAGTTAACTTTAATATAACCACAGTAGATGCTCAATCATTTGGAAACCTACTAGATACAAGACGAGGACAGATTGTAAATATGATTAATTCAGCTTTAAATAACAAAGGTCAGGCGGCTCTAGTATGAGTGGTGCATTTCCTACAAGTCCAATATCTAATGGCATTAACATTAAGAGCAATCAAACAACTATTGTATCTACAGCTATTAATGGTCGTAGACAGGCAAGACAATTACAAAACCAAAGATGGTCTATGACTGTATCGTTTCCGCCAATGACAAGAGCAAGTTTTGCCCCAATCTTTGCGTTTATTACTGCACAACGAGGTCGTAAAGAATCATTTACTTATACGCCACCGATTATAGATGATTCACTAGGCACAGAAGCAGGATCAGTATTAGTAAACGGAATACACGCTGTAGCTGACACTACTATTGCTATGGACGCTTTTGGTGCTGATGGTGCAGGTAGATTTAAAGCAGGAGATTTTATAAAGTTTGCAGGTCATACTAAGGTTTATATGGTTGTGTCTGATGTT